CGTACCACCAGAAGATGTATCGAGATCGACGTATTGCTTCTCGTTTGAGTTGACAGCGGTGATTGTAAACGTGGTGTCTGCCACAGTGTCAATCGTGAAACGCACGCCAACAGGGACTATCGTAGTCGAGGCAGGTGTGCTGGACAACGTATCGATTTCGAGTGTGGTATTCCCACCCGCAATCGCTGTGTCATCAACTAAAGCACCTCCGGACCAGCCATCCTTGAATCGGATGACGCAATTCTTCAGTTCAATGCGTGCTATGATGCACCTCCTTACTGGGCAGTACGGGTGATCGTGGGTTGGGTGACATTACACCGACCAGACACCGACACATTCGCCTCACCAAGGTCAGCTTCACGACTTTCGGAACGGAAGTCATTGAAGACTGTGGTTTCGATCTCTTGCGTCGTACAGATCGGAGTATGGATAACTTCCACGTCTACGGCGTATGGCTCACAAGGATCGGAAGACGAACTACGCCACTCAGACGCATCGCCGATCTGCTTCAGAGCATCCATCGGGGAAACCGTCTCACCGGTTCCTGTGGTGATGTACTCGTAAACGAAGTCGAGAGACAGGTCGAGCGGAACCTGGTCACCGGCGCGGACAGTGTCGAGAACGCCTCGGTCGAGATCGTACTCATACTCGTTCGCTTCAGTGTAGACAAGGTTGCCGTCACCGATCTTGATTTCCAGTTCGATGGGTTGGAAAGTCACGACACCGCCATCGACGTACGTTCCGGCACCGAGTGCGGGTGTGAAGACGATGTTGGTTGTGGTGGACGATCCATCGGAAGGTGTTCTCGCGGTGACCGTATGGACCTGTGTGGAGTCTGTTTCACCAGCGACGGTAAACTTGGCTCCTATCGGGACCACGTCGGTGCCGAGCCCACCAGCATTGAGGACGAGGGTATCAATGTCGAAAGTAGTGTCAGTGGCAACAGGAGCCGTTGTAGGCTCATTGATTGCACCGGTTCCACTGAGACCATCCTTCAGCTTGATGACGCAGTTTTTCAGTTCGATTCGTGCCATTTGGATTTCTCCTGTTAGCTATCTGTGAGGAACATTTCGTATCGAGCGTCGACTGCGGATTGTTTGACCTTATCAGTTGAGTCAACCTTCCCGAAGTGTATCACTCGGACAGTATCGTTTTTCCCCGAACGGGGAACCAAACAACCCAGGTAAGAATCGTCATCCGCAGGTGTGTTGCCATACTTGTAGATTAGGATTGCCTGGTCCATTGCCTCATGAAAGAGACCCGCGTTTGTCAGGATCGCGTGCCTGTTTTTCACTTGACCGTCGAAACGGCTTGTGAGAATTACGTTGACATCCATACGAATGCGGTATTCACCTGTCATCTGTGTGGTGAATGGACCACTAATACGAATCTCAACACGGTCGGTGGCTTCAGTGAAGGCATCGGTTTCATCGTTCACACCTTCAACAATCACTGGGATGTTGTTAGTCACAGCAACGGCACTAAGGTATTTAGCGATGGATGCAAATATCCACCGAGCCCAATTAGGATTAACTGACATTCGTGCCTCCCTGTAGATCAAGAAGGCTATCAGCCTTGAGAAGGTGAATTTGTTCAGGGACCTCACCAACTAATTCGCGACCAACTATTGACCACGCAGACTCGAATTCAAACTCTTCTACGGACTCAAACCCGTATTTCCGATTACGGTACACGAGATATGAGTTATTGGTCAGAGTCAGATCGGGAGTATCCAATCTGTCGAGAATGAAAATGCGACGACCAGCATCGTATGTCCCACCAACAACGAACATCTTGTTAGCTGAGATTTGAGAAATACTCTTGCGTACTTCTCTCGTCAACCTGGCTGGCAGGACGATGGCACGATCAACACGGACAACATCTTTCCCTATCGTTGTCATACCTGTCTCTTGGTCGGTTGCAGAGCTATTGATCGTGTAGATGTCGATAGTGCCGCCGTACTGTCGCTTTAAGGAGTAAAGCACCTGCCGCATCATGCGTCTTTGTGTTCGTTCGGCGGGATACATGCTGACCTCACTTATTGGAGAGTTCTATCAATGAGATGTTCAAGACGACCCATCACTTGAGTGTTCTGTTCCATGACTTCAGTGTTCTTGGTGATTACCTCCGTACAACTTTTCACCAGAGGTAGGATTACCTCACGTTGTTCGTCTTCCAATTCATTGATACGGGTTGAGAGCCTGTCTTCGCGACGGAAGTCGCGCCAGATGAAGAATACTATTGCCGTCATGAGTGGTCCAAAGTTTTGGAGCAACCAGCCCATGTCAGACAATCCGTTAAAGGCAGCAAAAAGTTCCATCGCAAATCTCCCCTGGCAAACTATGAAAGAAAGGCGTACCCTCCGGGACGGACCCGGAGGGTAGCCTTGAAACACAAGGGAAGTTTAGCCGAGCAACAGACACGCGAGGTTCGTGTCGAGCACAGCCAGACCTGCGAGGATATCGCAGTTCACCTTTGTCCCACCAACGGACTGATCGTACTGCATCGAGACTCGCATCGAGATGCCGTTGTACGAAATTTGGCCAGCCACAGCACCTGTACCGGCTCGCGGGAGGTTCAGGGGACGTGTGACCAGAGCCAAGCACTCACGGTGGAATGCGAGGTTGAAGCTACCAGCGGGACCGGGGAAGGCATCCGCGCCATCGGCGACGGCAACTTCCAGAGGACGATCCAGCCAGATGTCGTTGCCGTCGATCTCGATGACCGTGTAGGTCCGTCGAGCGGCACCGGCACCGAACGCAACCATTTGACCGATGGTGAAGTAGGCAATGTTGTCCATGCCAATGTTCTTCGTCCATCCAACGGCATACGTACCGGCACTCGGGTGATTGACGGTGTCCTTCTTGTACGCCTTGATGACCGCACCAGCGGCAGTCGCGTACTTCAGAGCCTCGTTCAACGTCACGGCTGTGGTGTTGGTCGTGGCTGTGGCGGCAGTCGCGTACGTCGGCTGATCATTACCAGCGATGTTCACGAATTCACCAACTTGGACTTCGTAACCTGTGATCGACACAGTGAGCGACCCAGTTGTCCCGGCAGCCTCGGCACCTGTCACAGTACCATTGGCAGTCGTCCCGGAGGCGACATGGGGGACGTTCTGACCCATCCAAGTCTGGAAGCCGTAGATACGACCCAGGAGAGCTTCTTCCAAAGCTGTCCCTTCATCGCCCCGCTCGTTCGCCTTCACGAAGATGTCATTCTTCAAGAGGGCAGTCTCGCTGGACGAAGTCAGGAGCAAGTGACGGGCGCGATCCAACGGGGCGAGGTTGTTGTTGAGCACTTCACGGGCTTCCAGAACGGTCTCGTTCGATGTCGCAGCCGCAAGGTTCTCAAGCCGACCAACCCGGTTGGTGAGCGTGCTGATGAACTGGTGCATTTGACCAGTCACGGCACGATCCACACCGCGTGCGATGCTCGTCATGGCGGGCTTCAGGTAGACAGCAACCAGGTCCTTGAAGGACAGGCTTTCCTCACCATCGTAGATGATGAAGGGCTGGGTGAACCATTGGTCCAGAGTGACCGGCACGTTCGTGCTGATGGCATTCTGGTAGTTCAGGGTGTCGCCGTCGACCTTACGGGCGACCTTGAAGTCGTTCGGGCGCCGAGTGTTGACCACGTCGCCGTAGCGAGCGACCTCGTCCTCGAAGTCCCGGTGGACCAGGTGAGCCATGACCATGTTCTCTTCCAAGAGCATGAGTCCTTCTTGCGCCCAGTGCTCAGGCACGAAGGCGTCGTTGTCGTTGGCGAAACAGGCGATTTCAGCGTTGCAGAGGTAGAAATTCATCGTGTTGTTTCCTTCTTAGAAAACGGTGACATAAGTGTTGTTTACGAACTCAACCCCCGAGGGCAAAAATGGCATTACAATCCGAGAAGTTCGGGGTTCTCTTTTCGGATTTTACGATACTGAGCAGGCGACATCTTACTCACATCAACTTTGCCATTGGAACCCGGTGTTACGCCACCGGTAGCATTTCCGGCACCCAGACCAGAGACGACATTACTCTTGAAGAGATTCGCGTAATCGGGAAGGTCCCGCATACGCTTGACGATCTCGTCTGGTGTCCCGGAGAAGGTAACTGCTTCACCCTTATCATCATGATCGGGGAAATCCACGACCGTCTTGAAGCCAAGCTCGTTGCCAGCTTCATCAGTTTCAGGCGTCAACTTCGTCATCGGTTGAAGCAGACGCATGACTTGGTCGGGGTTATAGGCATCGTTACCGACTGCCGCATCCTGCAAGGCACGGGAGATACTTGAATCACGGAATCGACCTTCCCACATTTCACGGGCTTCGCGTTCCTTTGCCAACTCCTCTTGGTAAGAGGCTTCCAATTGATTCTTCTCGTGCTTGGCACGTTCCTCTTTGGTCCGCAACTGATTGCGGACATCCTCAAGAGAGGATTCCAACTGAGTTCGTTCCTCGTCGGACAGATTCTTGTTCGCCAAGAGAGACTCGTGCTTCTTTTGCAACTCTTCGTACTTCGCCTTATGTTCGGCTTCACGATTCTTGCGGTCGCGTGCGAGGCGCTCTTCGACGATGCGGTTGACTTCGTCTTGCGAGAGCAGTTTGCCAGCACCTTCGCCGTAGCCAGCACCTTCACCAGAGCCAGCACCTTCGCCGGAGCCACCGGCACCATCGCCAGCACCACCGGCACCGGCACCATCGCCATCGAAGCAAGAAATTTGGGGAACGGACAGGTACAAGTTCAACTCGTTAAACATGGAAAATCTCCAAACAATACCCACTGGATGAGAAGTCGTAACGGCAGTGGTTGTAATCCGAAACGACAAACCTGACCTACGCGGTCAGTGAAGTAAATCGCGATTAGGAAACTCGCGACAGGACAATTTGGTCATCGTCACGTAGAAATGGCATCAACCATCGCCATGCTTGCGGGCTGGGGATACCATTGATGATATGATCGATGGGAACCTGACTCCGGTTGTAAGACGTTCTTACTGAGGCGTAACCTTGACTCACGATGCCGAGGTTTTCCAATTCCAGTTCAGGGTCCTTACCATCCAACAATGCGTGAGCGATTTCATAGTTCGCCCATCGAATAACTTCCGGGACTTCTGTGTCAGCCCCACGCGGGAATTCCAAGGCTTGCGATGCTTCAGCTACACGAATCTCTTCGTCTGTTGCATCATCGTCTAGCAAGTAGACGCTATTCTTTACTCCCTTGAAATTCAGAGAGTCAATGATCACTGATGCCGACCAGAGAGCCTTCGGACGGTTGGCAACACTTGCCTCTGTCCATGCTCTCTCATGGAGACGTAGTGCGAAATACTCCGTCGCCTCCAAAACAGTGCCATAGTATTCGTTGGTAATTGCCAAGGGTCACCTCCTTAGATGGCGAGCCAAGAGTAACCTTGAGAAGCGGCACCACCAACAACCCAAACTTTGCTCAAGTCATTGATATGGATGGGCGGGGTAGATTCACCAGCATCCAATTCAAAACCATTCCCAGTCGTCACGGCAGGACCACCGACGTAGACATTGTCAGTGTTGGTGAGATCGGCTTTGATAATGACGTACTTTTTGACAGGGGTCTCAGCA